AAGCATAACAAAAGAGGTCACAACTCCAGAAAAAGCAATTGAAAAAACAAGTGAACCAAGAGCAGCTAGTGTTAAAAGAAAAAACATAAGTCCTAAAGGATTCTCTAATAGGAAAAGAGTTGAAATAGAAAAATTCACAGACGTAGATAATATTGTCTTAACTTACAAACCGATTAATTTCTTAGCAGTTTATGGATATACTGACTCAGAAGATAAACGTGAGGGAAAAGGTAGATTTTTAATAACTAAAACTGTCAACTCAGATGGTTACGGATCACTCCCCGGCGGCCGTACACTTCGATATAAAGGAGACACATACAGTATATCTGGAACGAAAGTCACTGTGAACCAAAAAGTTAGAAAATACGTTAGAGTAGAAATTTCGTATTTTACTAACGGATTGTTTGATCCTAGCATAAAGTAATATGATTATCGTAAGGAAAAAAATCTTGGTGACTCTGGACGTTTACTATTGGATGCCTGACTATGAAAATATACTACAGAGGTTCATCTGGCAGACGATGGACACGAAACCTAAATACCCAAGAGTGAACAAGTTTTTGGATCACTGGCATAAAAACATAGATGCGATAGTCAATGAAATACGCATAAGTGAGAGTGAGAGGATTTACTGATGGCAAGAAAGAAGGGTGGAAAGAGTAAGGGACTAGTGTCCAAAGGTGAGCGTCCCAACGTGGCAAAGGACACAAGGAAGTTGATGAGAGGGAAAGTTACAGAATTACAAACTGCATTGAATAAACAAGAGGCTTTCAAACAGGGAAAGAATGTCATGCTGACCATTCCTAATCCTAATAAGAAAGAGAGAAACAAACCGTTCATTCGTGTAAACGCAAAAGAGGTTTGGGGCAACCCAAACAAAGCATATGTGATGAAAACTTAATTGTATCTGTTATAAATAGATAGAACAGGAGTCTATAATGCCGGATAATACTTCAAGTGTTGCATATGCTGATGCACAGTCACAGAATAATATAGCTAGAAATGTTCGGCAATATAGAGACTTGGATTTATTTTTTGGTAGAAAAATTGGTTCAAATGATGTAGCAGAAGTAACAGATATTGAAGCAGTAAAACGGTCTGTTCGTAATTTAGTTCTTACCAACTTTTACGAGAAACCATTTCACCCAGAGATTGGTTCTGGTGTGAGGGATATGCTATTTGAGAACATGTCGCCCATCACTGCTGTTGTCTTGGCAAGAAAGGTAGAGGATGTAATAGAGAACTTTGAACCCAGAGCAAGACTAATTGGTGTTCGAGCTTTACCTAACTTAGATCGTAATGAATATGAAGTGACCATAGAATTTTTTGTTGTGAACACACCCACTGAACTTATAGATATGACGATATTTCTAGAGGTATTACGATAATGGCAGTAAATGACAAAAGATTAGAGGTTACAGAATTTGATTTTGATGAGGTAAAAAATAATCTTAAACTATTCTTGAAGGAACAAAATCAATTTACCGATTATGACTTCGAGGGCTCTGGTATGAACATTCTTCTGGATGTTCTTGCGTACAACACTCACTATTTAGGGTTCAACGCAAATATGCTTGCAAACGAAATGTTCTTAGATAGTTCATCTCTCAGATCGAGCATCGTTTCTCACGCAAAAACTTTGGGGTATACACCATCATCTGCTCGGGCAGCAAAAGCCGTAGTTGATGTTACTCTAAACACGAATGAAGCTTCTCTGACTATGCCAGCCGGAACTGTGTTTAACACAACAGTGGATGGAGTAGAGTACAAGTTTTCAACGATCACTGATGTCACAAAATCAAATGCTGGTAACAATGTTCCTTTTCTAAACACAGATATCTATGAGGGAACTTTTATAACAACGAGATATACAGTGGATAGCTCTAATATTGATCAGAGATTTTTGTTAACTAACAATAGAGCAGACACTACCACACTTACAGTAAAAGTTCAAACATCATCTTCTGACTCAACCACCACCACCTATACAGAGGCTACAGATATAACACAGGTAACTGCATCAAGCAATGTTTATTTTTTACAAGAGGTAGAAGCTGGATTGTTTGAAATTTATTTTGGTGATGGTGTTATAGGCTCTGCTCTTTCGGATGGAAACATTGTCATACTTACGTATGTTGTATCAAATAAGTCTCTCGCAAATAGTGCAGCTCTTTTCACAAATGCAGCAACGATTGCAGGGGTCTCTGATGTTGCAGTTGCAACCGTTGCAGCTGCTTCTGCTGGTTCTGAGCCAGAGTCACTTCAGTCTATCAAATACAACGCACCCCTAAGTTATGCATCTCAGGGTCGTTGTGTTACGGCAGAGGACTATAAGGTTTATGCAAAAAGATTTTTCCCTAACACTAAATCTGTTTCAGTCTTTGGTGGAGAGGGTGGTTCATTTGATACAAGCCTTGGTGTTGTTAGCACACCCGAATATGGAAAAGTCTTTATTGCAATAGAATCGACAACGGGTAACAATCTAACCGACACAGAAAAATCTTCTTTGATATCTTCACTGAGTCCTTTTACGGTTGCATCCATAACACCAGTTATTGTTGATACCCAGACCACCAATCTTATACTGGGAGTCTCCTTTCAGTTTGATTCAAGCAAAACAACTGAAACTGCTACATCGTTAGCATCTAAAATCAACACCACCCTAACAAATTACAATACTAGTGATCTAACTCAGTTCGATGGTGCGTTTAGACACTCAAAGGTAACAGGATTGATTGATGATACGGATACAGCAATCACTAGTAATATTACCACAGTGACCTTATCTCACAATTTAACTCCAACTTTAAATACTGCAACATCATATACCATTCAATTGAATAATAAATTTTACAATCCCCATAGTGGTCATAATTCTGCCGTCGGTGGTATTCTTGCGTCCACCGGCTTCAAGGTGAGTGGCGATACAACTAATGTGCAGTTCTTTGATGATGATGGTGCTGGTAATATCCGAAGATATTATCTAACTGCTGGTGTTCGACAATACCAAGATAACACTGCTGGAACCATAACGTATAGCACTGGGGAAATTAAAATTAATAACATCAATATTACAAACGTAGAAAATGTTGATGAAGCAGCATCTTCATTTATTCGTTTGACTGTAACACCTGATTCACTTGATGTTGTTCCTGTTCGTAATCAAATATTAAAATTAGATTTTGTTAACACCAGTGTGATTGGAACAGTGGATACGATTGCCGTAGGAGACTCATCCTCTGGAACGACTACTTCAGCTGCAACAACAACGTCCAGTTATGTAACACCATCGAGCTACTAACATGGCCCCCTTTGATAATCCATACTCATCAAGTTTAGTGAACAAACTTAGTCCTCTCATAGAGGGCCAAGTTCCTGATTTTATTCAGGCAGACCATCCTTTATTTGTTCAGTTTCTTAAAAGTTATTTTGAGTATCTAGAAGCTGGTGAGTTACGTGTTAGTGTTGTCATCGACAATCTTCTTTTAGAACTTGAAACAGAATCCTTTGTTCTAGATTCAGATGATAATAAAATTGTTCTTGAGGATGGCACGGATGAGACAACGGGTAAATTTGTTGTTGGTGAAACAATCACTGGCTCTACCTCCAAAGCAACCGCAACAGTTCTTGTGGATGACTTGGGCAACTCCACTAAACCAAGGATTTTTATAACAGGACAACAACAGTTTGAAACTGGTGAGACGATTACTGGAGGAACCTCTGGTTCCACTGGCACAGTCGTAAGGTATCGTGCAAACCCTGTGCAAAACCTTCAACAGCTCCTAGAGTATGCAAACGTAGACAACACCATATATGATTTCTTAGATCAACTAAGAGACTCGTTCATGAATGCGATTCCAAAAGAACTTGCAACTGGAGTGGATCAAAGAAACCTCATCAAAAATATACGAGAGCTGTATAGAGCAAAAGGAACTTCAGAGGGCCATAAGATTTTTATGAGAATGTTACTAGATGAGAACATTGAAGTAACATATCCAAACAAATTTATGATGAGGGTTTCTGATGGAGATTGGGGATATCAGACAATCATAAGGTGCTCGCCTGGAGCCAATGCTATTGGTAGTGAAGTGGTAGGAGTGGTAATCACTGGTCAAACCTCTGGCGCAACTGCTGTTGTTGCTAACGCACTCTCTACAGCAGAGGGTGGAGAACCCATAGTTCAATTTGAAATTAATCCAGCATCTTTGGTAGGCACTTTTACAGACGGTGAAACAATACAAGGAACCTCTATCGTTCAAGATGTCCTAATGACATTTACGGTCAGAAGTATTGTATCAAGTTATACTGTTAGTAATGCCGGCAAACTCTACAGTGTAGGTGATGATCTAGACCTTGACACTCAATCAGCAATAGGTAATGGAGCAGCAGCTGCTGAAGTTGCCTCAATAAAAACGGGCAGTGTGAGTCGAGTTATTATTGATGATGCGGGAACTCTTTTTAGAGAGGGTGATGTCCTAACATTTACCACCACAGAGTCAGGGACTAATACAAAAGCAGCAACTGGATTTGTTTCTGTTATTGATGGTTCTATAGAAATTGATGGCACGGATTCCTCTAGTAGTGATGCTGGTGATAATTTAGTTTTAGAATCTGCATCCACAAGCTCCATTGTAAATTCTAATTTTCTATTAGATGGAACCGATTCCTCTGGTTCTAATGCTGGAGACAGACTTGCTTTAGATAGAACAAATTCCTCTGGCCACAATGCTGGTCATTTTCTCATTAATGAAGCAGACCAGATAACAGCAGATAGTCATGGAACAGATAATGACACATTTGCTTTAGAGGATGGAACTGCCCCCACTGGTGAGATAACAAGAGTGTTCTTGAGAGACGGTGGAGGAGGATACTCTCTACTACCTTCAGTCTCAGTTACTTCAACGTCTGGAACAGGTGCTGTTCTTCTCGCAGACACGAATGATATTGGTGCTGTTGATGAAGTAAATATATCTAAACAAGGATTTAAATATACTGAAGCTCCAGAGGGACGATTTAGAGCAAACTTTATTTTAAAAGATGTTACTGGCACATTTGCCACATCAAACACTCTTACAAGTAGTGGTCATACAGGAGTTGTTAAAAGTTTCAATTCTACCACTAAAGTTTTAGAAACTACATTTGAAGATGTTCAACGTGTCACTATGGAGACAAGTGACAGTGAGGGTATAGGATTAGAAGATTTTCTTTTTGTTTTAGCAGATAGAGCTGGAGAGACAGATTTAAAAATTGATAATCTTCTAGAGGGTGAAGGAAATACTTTATTAGAAGATGCAACAGTAGCAACAGAAGGTGTTGGTAGAAAAATATTATTAGATGGTACAGCAGAAGTTGGAATAGACCAACTTGTTCTAAATGGCACTGATAGTTTAAGCACAAATGCTGGAGAACGTATATTAGCAGAAGGTTCTCAAAAGCCTGGTGAAGGATTGGGATTTATTACAGAAGCAATGGGTGGCGCAAATGTCAGTCAATCTAAAAACGCAGCTGCCAAATCAAAACTGTTAGTACATAATATAACACTAGAAAACTCCCCAATATCTGGAGAAGATTCTGTAATTATATCAGAAGAAGATTCACCTATAATTTTGGAAACATCCCCTCAAATAACCTCTTCTGGATTTGATGATTATTCTCCTCTTACTCAAATAGATGATCAAAATCGAGGTCTATTTGCAACTGTGGAAAACGAAGGTGAAAGTTTATTAATAGACAATAGTATAACTTTAGGCTCTTTAGGTGATATGCGTGTTCTTTTAGATGGAACAGATGCAAGTGGGACTGATGCTGGTGATAATATTATAGGAGAAAACACTGGTAACTCTATTGTATTAAATGGCACTGATGTAAGTTCTTCTCATGCTTCAGATAGACTTTTAGGTAATGTTGAAGCTCTTAGTGGCAATATCGCATTGAACGGAACTAACTCAAGTTCAGCCTCGGCCGGGGACAATATCGTAAATGAACAACCAATAGATTTCTCTGCTGAAACAACTACTATCACGGATTCGAGTGGAGCAACTGGAACAATCGTAAGTGTTGACATTGCGAAAGGTACGACATCTATTGCAACTCAAGCTGAAACTGTTCCATCTTATGGTGTGAGTATCGAGAGTCTTATTGGAGAGGACTTGAACAGAATTCAAGACTCTGTTTATTATCAACAGTTCTCATATGAAATCGAAGCTGCATCTAGTCAAGCAGATTATCTAACAGAGTTAAAGAAAGCAGTGCATCCAGCAGGGTTCAACGTATTTGGTAAAGTTAGTATTGCATCCTTAGTCTCTGCTGCTATACCAGTGGCTGGCGCAAGTCTTGGTGGTGGATTTACCAGTAACTTCTCACCAATTCTTGCTTCCACATTCACTATCCTCTTTAGTGAAGAAGTTTCTAGAACAACTGGTGTTATGCAGTATGGTGTTAATAATTTTGATGATGAGATTTTATTAGAAACTGATGAGACTAATATTGGTGGTGAATTGTTACTTGATGGTACAGATTCTTCAAGCACTAATGCTGGCAGTAAATTTATCAGTGAGACACTAACAAATCATTTTGTAGATTTTGAAAACATAGAGTTAGAGGACGAAACCGACAGAGGTGTTGGAGGCCCGCATTTATTAATAACTGCTGACGGAGATAGAATAATTTCTGAGTCAGCTGTGGCCCTGTCTTTTAATATGTTGTTGGAACCAGAGAGTACAATAGATGGTGGTGTGTTCCGGTCAGGGTTTAGTGGAACAGATTTCAATATATTACTTGACGGCACAGACTCCTCTGGAACAAATGCTGGAGATAAATTTGAATTTGAAATTGGTAATAACAACTCCTCATTCTTCACCATCAGTATAGACACGGTAAGAAACACAGACAATGTTTTAAATGAGGACGGTGGAAATCAGTATCTAGAAACATCTGGTAAAGGGGATGTAACAAGTAAAGATGTCAGTGTGATATCTAGAGTAACAGCAAAAGTACATCTGCCCAATAAAAATTCAAGTTCTTTACCTAACGGTTTGATAACTATGGCTGAGGCACCATTTGGTAATGATCCTGCGGCAATTGATTTGGAAACAGGGACCATAGGTGGAAGTGACTCAGGAAAATTAGTTCTTGTTGGTTTTGAACAAATTAATGAAAAGGGTGGTGTGAACAGAGTAACAGGTGATGGAGAAGGGTTATTATTTGAGGATGCAGTAGATGATAATGTTGGTAGCGGATTTGCCTTTGATGACTTTGGTAGTTACTCTCATCACACAATGGTGTTGGATGGAACAGATGTCTCTAGCACTGATGCTGGAGATAATATTTTAACTGAAACTGGAACTCTTGATTTACATGGAAATCAAAGTGATGGTTCTGGCGGGCACTCTGGAAATAAAATTCTTGGCGAAGTAACATTTAACCATAGTTACATGTCGATAGAAGATATCATTCGTCCTGCTAGATTTTTAGCTGATATAGACGGCGGTAATCTTGTTAACATTGTCATGGAGAAAGATGAGATAGGTTCATTTAAACAAGAGGATGGGACTACTGTATCATCAACTCACGGAGACTCTTTCTTACTAGAGGACGGAGTTGGTGCTGGAGTTAATAACAAACTCATTTTAGAAAAACAATATCTAATACCAGAGGATGAAGTAAGAACAACCTCTTCTCACGGCTTCAATACGAAAGGGGTTATTCCCTCTGAAAACTTTACTAACTCCGACATAGAACCATACACATATAGTAGTGACGTAACTGCAAGGTCAATAGATGCTTTAGTCTTGGAAGACTTGGGTAAAGAGGCAACAAACATTCAATTAGAAAGTGCAACAACGGGCGGTGTGTTTGGTAACTTAGTGCATGATTCAACAGGACTAGATGCTGAAAATAATATTCTTGATGAAAATAGTACGATAGGAATAGATGGATACAATTTAGGAACATTCCAAGGTGGTGCAAACTTCTTATTAGATAGACACTCACTCACTGGACATACAGGTGTTGGTGAACAGATAATTTTAGAAACTGCAACATTCTTTGAAATTTTAAGTGATCCAGTGGCAGGTGCTAAGTTGATTGTGCCTCTAACATTTGAGTTCTCATTCGACTCTACATTAAACACGTTTGATCAGTCTACAAAAACATTTGACAGTACTCTATAGTGTTATAAATAATAAAAAGGAAATAGAATATGGCATTTCAATCATTAGAAATAGGAACTGTAGCCAACGATGGTACTGGTGATACTCTTAGAGCCGGCGGTGATAAGATTAATGATAACTTTACTGAAATCTATTCTTTATTAGGCACAGGTACAGCACTGACAAGTGGTATTAGTGCTACATCTACTGTAGTTTCGCTTAATAATCCAACCGTAACAGGGGTTGCGTCCTTTGCTGATGGCACTGCTGGAGCTCCATCAATTTCAAATACTGGTGATTCTAACACTGGTATTTTCTTTTCTGCCGCAGATCAAGTTGCTATCTCAACTGGTGGAACTGCAAGAGTTACGGTAAGTTCTACAGCAGTTACCTCTGCTGTTAATGTTGCAATTCCAGATGCGGGAACCATAGGTGGTGCTACTGTAGCAGACGCAATAACAATTGCCTCTACTGGTATTGTCACATTTAAAGATGATATTGTCATAAAGGATGCTGGAACTATCGGCAACGCAACAACCCCTGCAGCAATACAAATTGAGGCAGATGGCGATGTGGTACTGTCTGATGATTTGTATATTAGTGGTGGACTTCTTGATCTTAAAAATGAAGGTTCAGTATCACAAATTAAACTTTATTGTGAGAGTTCAAACGCACACGCACAAACACTACAATCTGCACCGCACTCTTTAGCTAGTAGTGCAGTGTGTGTATTGCCAACTCAGTCTGGTACTTTGATAGGAACTGGAGATACAGGAACTTTACCTCTAGCAGCAATAGACATTGACGGCGGAACAGACATTGGTGCAGATTTAGCAACCACAGATTTAATTATAGTGGATGATGGTGCTGGTGGGACAAATAGAAAAGCTGCACTGTCAAGAGTGGTTACACTAACGAGTGGAGAAGCAACAGCACTAGCAATTGCGCTAGGATAAGTGTTATAAATATTATAAATAGTTGACAAATGGAGATTAATCAATGGCCAATACCTTTAAAGTTTTCACGATAGCAGATGTTGCTGTTGATAGTGGTACGTTTAGCACGTTATATACGGCCGGCTCTGGTGTGACAGCAGTTGTTCTTGGATTAAACATCTGTAACAAAGATGCTGCTGAACAAGACGTTACAGTTAAACTTACGAGTAACACTAGTAACAGAACAGGAAATAATGATGCTGCAAACGTAAATGTTACACTTCTTAACGAAGTGGTAATTCCTGCCGACTCCACCCTTGAAGTTTTTGCTGGACAAAAGATAGTTGTGGAAACGACAGACGTTATAACGATAGGAGCAAAAACTGCTAGTAAACTAGATGCTACGTTAAGTGTGATGGAGATAACCTAATGCCGTATCTAGGTAATGAACCAGGCGCAATTACAGATGCAGTTGTAGATACGTTTACAGGGAATGGATCAACAACAAACTTTACATTGTCACAATCATCAGATACTAATTCTGTTATTGTCAGAGTGCATGGTGTGGTGCAACGTAATGGTGCAGATTTTACGGTTTCCGGCACAACTCTATCTTTTACCACTGCACCTCCTGATGCTGCAAATAATATTGTCGCACAATCTTTTCCGGTAGGCTCAATTCAAACAATTGCGGATTCAGCAGTTTCCACACAAAAAATTGCTGATGATGCAGTTACTCTTGCAAAAATGGCCGGCGGTACAGACGGAAACTTAATTACATTTGATGCTTCAGGCAATCCTGCTTATGTAGCAACAGGTAATGCTGGTCAGTTGCTTACCTCTGCTGGTGCTGGAGCTCCACCTACTTTTACAACGGTTGCTGCAGGCGGTCTACAATTTATATCATCCACGGATTTATCTAGTGATGCCAACTATTCATTTACATCATTTAATGCATCTTCTTACGATGCTTATATATTTGTGCTTATTAATGTAGTTCCTGCTAATGATGCTGTTCACATACATATGCTAACATCAAGTGATGGCGGTTCTAACTATGATGAAGGGGGAAGTGATTATAACTGGTTGCTTGCTAGAAATAAAGACATGGTTTCAGATAGTGGTGATGGTGGTGATGCAGATCAAGATGATTCACATATTGCTTTGATAGGTGATAACTCTGGCGGCGCAAATGTGGTTGGTAGTGATGCTAATGAGGCCGGAGTTAGTGGACAGATTTGGTTGTATAATCCTGCCAGCACAAGCATCACTCATGGTACTTATGATTTGATGTATCAGGCAAACACTCCTGAGAATCTTGTTAATGTAGCTAAAGGTGGGTTTGCAAGAATGAGTGCTGCCGATGTTGATGCGATTCGCATACTATTTAGCTCTGGAAATATAGAGACTGGCACAATTAATGCATATGGAGTGGTCAATGCCTAGATTTCATAATTTTGAGGGAAAATTAGTTCAATTTACTAATGCAGAGGAAGCTGCTCGAGATGCACAGGAGAAGGCATGGGCCGATGGAGCTGCAGCAAGAGCATGGGAGGCACTCAGAAAAGAGCGTGATAATAAAATTGCTAAGTCAGATTGGAGAGCTAACTCTGATGTTGAGATGAGTGATGCTTGGAAGACCTACCGGCAAGCTTTAAGGGATTTGCCTAGCACTTTGAATGATACAACGGTACAAGAAACGATCACTTGGCCAGAGGAACCATCATGATAAATTGGGGAGCAAATAAATGAGTTTAACAAAATTACCACTCTCAATGATGGCTGATGGAACAGACGGTAATATTATTACTTATGATGCCAATGGCAATCCGGCTGCTGTATCAACAGGTAATTCTGGCCAAGTTCTCACCTCTGCTGGTGCTGGATCTCCCCCCACTTTTGCTGCTGCGTCATCTGACCTTGTAAAAATTCAATCAACTACAGCAAGTAGTGCGTCATCAGTTGACTTTACAAGCAGTCATTTCGATAACTCAACGTATTCGTCATATATATTCAAATTTTTCAACATAAAGCCAGGCACTGACGGTGGACAACTTCATTGTCGTACTAGCACAGATGGTGGGTCATCATACGATAGTTCTGGATATGATAGAGTAGTTGAAGAAAGAAGCTCAACAGGAAATGAACAACAAAATGGTGGTGATGGTCAGTCAGAGATTCGACTAACTTCAGATAGTAACTGGGGGTCTGCTACCAATGAAAGTCTGTCGGGGACATTGTTTCTCTATAACCCCGGCGCCACTGAATATACTCATATGAATTTCACGATGGCATATGCAGACGATCAGGCAGGAACGTATTTTAACACGATGCACGGTTCTGGTCAAAGAACATCAGCCGCAGATGTAGATGGAATACAATTCTTTCCATCATCTGGCACAATGTCAGGCATAATTACTATGTATGGAATGAAGTAGGAGAAAAACGTGGCACGATCAGACTATACACATAAAATGGTTGGTAGCGTAAAAGTTGACCTTACCGAAGCTGAGATTGATGAACTTGTAAAACGAGAGGCAGATTGGGTTGCTGGTGCAGCTGCACGGGCATGGGCAAAACTTAGAAGAGAGCGTGATGTAAAACTTGCTAAGTCAGATTGGATGGCTTTATATGATTCCCCCTCAATATCTACTGCTTGGAAAACCTATAGACAAGAACTTAGGGACTTGCCTTCAAAATATAATGATACGACTGTACAAGGAACTATAACTTGGCCTACGGAACCTAGTTAACGGAGAGAATGGATGCCATACTTAGGAAGAGCACCAACTGGTGTAGGATTATCAGGTGTTGACGATAATTTAAAAGTTACTGGAACTCTTTCTGCTGAGTCCATCAATGATAAACTTGCTCTCAATGGTAGTGATACGTCATCACCACAAACAAATGCAAATGACCAATTCCTTATTGAAGATGGTGGATCGGATGGTAGTGGAACAAACGCTGGTGACAATATACTCTTAGAAGATGTAACGTCAGGTCAAGCAAAGGGTGAATATACATCAGCTCAAAGTTTTATCTTGACCACATTAACTGATGCAGCTAATATTCAGTGGGAATTATCAACAAATCAAGTTGCACAGGTTGTGCTTGGAGGCAATCGGGTTTTAGATGCCCCATCTGGTCAGGTTGCAGGGTCAACTTATATTCTGATTGTTAAACAAG